CATGTACCTCGCTGATCTGTATTTCTACCTTCCCGCCCTTAGTCATAGGCATCCACTCCAATAACATCCACTTTATCTGGCTGTCGTCTGCCCACACTCCGGCATGCGTCAAAGCATCAAGAAGCGCTTTCAGGTAGTTGTCCATGTCCCTTATGCGCCGATCTGGTGGGTAAAAATTAATAGTTACGGCTACATGACCAGTAATGGCTTTCGGTACCCGTCGTAATTGCTCGAGCACACAAGCCAATGCTTCACTGCGGTATTTGCGACCATCGACGCTGATTAGGTGACGACCAGCCAGCGGTCCTTTGTTTGGGGCGCGCCAGTAGCCGTTAACTGATGGTGGGAATGGCAGGATGAGTTTCAAACCATAACCCCGCTTTCCGGTACCGGAATAATTTGTGGCTGGTTTTGTGGTGCAAGACGCTCGGCCTCTCTGCGGATCTGCGCTAAGAATGCCGCGCCAGTAGTCATAAGCTGATCCAGCGAGACATAACTTGTTGCTGGCCCGCGCCACGTCTTATCAAATATCGCTATGGCGCCAGCGAAGAATGCACCGCTCGGTACCTGTTTATCATCTGCCGGAATAAACCAGCGTGGGAGGTCGAAACCGACGCGGCCCCGAATGAATGCTATGTGGTCGGCTTGCTCTGGCCACCAACTCTCTGACGTGGCGACTTTGATCAGGAAAACATAACGGCCACCGGCTTCACGCATTGCCGCTGTGTGCTGCATGATGTGAGTCATACCGGTGATGTATTCACCTTCATGCTGTTTAGCGCGGGAATATGGCGGGTTACCGAACGCAGCGCCTTTAAGCTCTTTCACTCGCTCAGCCCAGTTTTGAACCAGCGCGTTATCTTCTGCCGTGTAGTAGTCAGGGCATTTACTATTCTCACCGTCGGTGAACAAGTCCAGAACCAGAGGGCCAAACATCTGGTTAATGCCCCAAAACAACGCATCGGGAGTGCGCCACTGATCGCCAACTTTTTTCAGCAAATGAGATTCAGCCGATTTAAGCGCCGTCAATGATTGGACATATTCGGTATTGGAGAAATCAATCATGATGCAAGCCTCCGAAGTTCGTTCTCACTGACCTGATCAAGTGCCTTGGCCCAGATACCGTTCCATTCAATTCGTGCGGAGGTTTCATTCATGCGACCAAGACCGCCAGCCATGGAAAGCGCTGTTTTCTCTACGGTGTTTTGTGCCTTGCCATGGCGTAATATCAGGCGGTCAAACGCTTCTTGTCTGGTCACCGTGTCCATCTTCGGCACTTTTGGTAGGTCGTCTGCCCGCACTTCTTTCACGGCCAGATAGCATTTTTCAGTGATCAGATAATCAAAGTTCTTGCGGCGCCACGTCTTACCCGATGATGTATCAGGGCGGTCCTCAAGCATCCAACGGCATTTCTTTGAGATGTAGCGCAGATAGGCAGACCATTTTTCCAGATTGAGATCGTATTTTTTCCAGAGAGCACGCAGCTTTGTTTGACGGTCTTTCGTCATATCCAGCACTCCGGGCATTTCTGGCAGCGTTGCGTGGTAAGCCTCCAGCACTGCTGAATAATCAATTTTTAAAGAATCAACTGGCTGCGGGTCGGTTGCCGTAGGCGACTGACCAATAGTCTTTGTATTTGACGGATCTTGTTTTGAAGTTAATGACGGATCGGGGTCAACCATTGGGGGGTTGTTTGGCTGACTTTTATCAACCATTAACCCCTCAATATTTGATAGGTCAACCGTTGACCCCTTAACTATTGACCCCTCAATATTTGGGGGGGTAGTTTTTGAAGGTTGCTTTTTCTCTTTACGATAGTGTTGCTTAGCCGCGCCAGCCGCTAGCTCCAACTTTTCAACATTGAGAATGTAAAGGTTACTTAAATTGCGGCCACCAACCTTGCGCTCTTGCTTAACCAGCCAACCTTCACGCTCGAGTTCATCAATCGCAGACGATACGGTGGTTTTACTTTTAGCCCCGATCTGCTGCTGGATGGTTTCTACCGCTGGCCACGATACGCCCTCGTCATTACTGTAATCAGCCAGACGAGCCATAACAGCAACACGGGACAGAATTAGCCCCGCAAAGGCGCAACCCTCCCAAACTAGACCGTGTAATTTGCTGCTCATACATCCACCTTGGAAAACTCAGCCCTGAACCGTCTTATAGGCTTTGATAACTCGCCATGCTCATAACCATCACGCAGGTAAATAACCTCGCCTGTGGTGCTGTCATAGCGAATGACGTGAATACGGACGCCGCGTTTATCGTTGTAATAACGATCAAGTAATTGAATTGGGTTTGTTGTAGTTGAGCCGGGATTAGTCATACGCGGCCCCACTTACGGCGAACCGCACCCACAATTCCCCGCGCCCTGCTGTGGTTGCACGGTACCCACCGGCCCTTTATCATTCGTTCATACCGGAACGGACTGACACAAACGCAACGCAGTTGCGGAATAGAACGTTTAGCCGCTACAATGTTCATGCGTTAATTACTCCACACGTTTAGTTAATGCACCCGACGCCTCTGTGCCGCACACGGAGGCGTCACCCCATAACATCTCTGATACAACAATAATTTCTGCAATAATCGACTGTGCTCTATACCCCTTAGCTTTCAGCCTCTTGCTCTCATCCCGATCTAAAACACCGTCTGCTGTGAACTGATTATGTGCACGTCCAAAATCACCCAATGCAGATAACAGCTCGTTAAACTTGATAAGCAGCTCTTCGTTACCTGTCTCATCAACCTGTGGCAGTTTCACAAACACACCACCAGCTCGCTTACACATAGCTTCGGTAATGTCGGAACGGCCTGAGATTGATTCCATCTCTACAGCCATCCCAAATGGCACAACTTGCCCCGCCAACTGGCGCACTCGATTACGAAGTGCATTCTCGGTCCCGGACAGCGGACATAACTGTTTAGCCATTGCGTCATACTTGCCAGGCGTTTGAGTGATCAACTGGTGTATTGCGTCGCTGATGTCTGGCTGAGTTGGAAAGTCTTTGTTATCCACAATATTTCCTCCTATCCGGTGGTTTTATTTAATTCAGTCTTTACAGATAGTTCCTCTTCGACCCGAATCGTTTTTAAGTCAGGATGAGGGAAGAGATTAGGCAGGTCAGGCCTAATTTGATGTGCCTGTATCTCACCATTGGTTGCTTCAACGAGGGACTTAACATTTCTTGGGGCTACCTTTGCTTTGCCACATAACCATTTTTGAACGGCAGCCTGAGTAACACCGCATGCCTCCGCTAGTCTCTTTTGAGTACCAACAATTTTAATTGCCGTTTTAATTACATTATCCACTTTAATCACCTTTGTTGTATTTGAAGGCAAATATATAACCAAGGTTGTTTTTAAGCAACAACAATAGTGGTTTGACTGGGTATAACTAAGGTTGTATTTTGCGAGGATGGGAATGACACTTGCACAAAGATTAAAAGTAGCCATGAAGGAATCTGGGCTTACTCAGGCTGCGCTAGCTGAGAAAGCTGGAGTTTCACAAGCTGCTATACAAAAAATCACGTCCGGCAAAAGCCAGAGCACCACTAAGCTACTGGAAATTTCACGCGCGCTCCACGTCCGTCCTGAATGGCTTGGAGAGGGTGTTTTGCCGATGAAAGAATCAACTAAAACAATAAGTCAGGAATCAAATATCCCTCCAGAAAATGAATGGGGAAATATTATCCCTTGGGATAGCAGTTTCTCCATTTCCGAAGATGAGGTGGAAGTGCCATTCTTACGTGATATTGAACTTGCTGCTGGTGATGGTAGCTTTTGTGATCAAGACTACAATGGTTTTAAACTTCGTTTTTCAAAATCTACATTGCGGCGAGTTGGTGCTCAAAAAGATAATGTCATTTGCTTTCCAGCCCATGGGAATAGCATGGAACCTATTTTACCCAACGGTACGACAGTAGCTGTTGATTGCGCCAATAAAAAAATTGTCGATGGCAAAATATATGCAATCAATCAAGACGGATTAAAGCGTCTTAAACTTTTATATCGTATGCCAGGAAATAAGCTAAGTATTCGCAGCTTTAATAAAGCAGAGCACCCAGATGAAGATGCTGACGGAGAAACTGTAGAAATTATTGGCCGCGTGTTTTGGTGGTCAGTTCTGGATTATTGATAACTCTCACTTCTAAGTAGTTCAATGAGGGCAGGAGTGTCATTCAACCTAAGAGTTAAAGGAAAATATGAAGATATTCGCTGAGAAATTAAGAGCGCACTCTGATCATGTAAAAAAAGTGAGCCATCATTGTTCTACTGAAGAAACTACTAAACAAGCATTAATATTGCCAATGCTAGATATTCTTGGCTTTAACTCCTATGACCCAACAAAAGTTAAAGCAGAGTATGGCGCTGATTTCCCTGGTGTTAAGGCAGGTGAGCGGGTTGACTATGCTCTATTTTGCCATGGAGTTCCCGTCATGTTTATTGAGGCCAAAGGTTATAATCAAAAACTCGATAACCATTGTCCTCAGCTTTCTAGATATTTTAATGCGACTCCTGAAGTTACTATCGCAGCCATAACTAATGGCACACAATGGCGTTTCTTTACTGATCTTAAGCAAAGAAATATTATGGATGGTGCCCCATTTCTACAGATTGATGTGGATGAAGCATCGGACTCTGATGCTCATCAGCTTTATCAATTCCGTCATGACCAGTTCCAACCAGAAGCACTTCGAACCTTAGCTGAAGAAAGCATTTACTTATCAGCATTTACCGATGTTATCAGTGATAGTTTAAGAAATGTTGATGCTGATTTTGTCCGTTATGTTGCAAGTCGCTCCAGCGTACAACGACAGTTGAACCAAAAGTTCCTAGACACAATAACGCCATTAGTAAAAATGGCTGTTGAGCGCGCTGTTAGTGCAATGGTTGTTTCTGGGCTATCAATGGCTTCTAATAAAGATAAAGATATTGAAGCTAATCTAGCACCTGAGTTGAAAAAAATAGATGAAACAGCTCCAATCGTAGATCCTGAAAATTCAAATGTAGTTACTACACATAACGAAAGATTATTTTTTAGTAACATCCAGTTATTACTTGGTGAGCAGGCTGATATTTCTGCAAAAGATACTGCCAGTTATTACAATATTCTTTGCCAAGGAAAATCAAACCGTTGGGTTGTTCGTTATTTTGATAGTAAACAGCGGCCATCAATAATTTTACCACTGGAATTAGATGAAAAAGCTATCGCAGAAGTTGAGCGCGCAGGGCTTGAACTAGCACCTGGCAATCAAATCATAATAGATCGTCCTGAAAATATTTTACGATTATCAGGACTAATCTTGGATTCATACAACTATTGTATGGACGATGATAATTTCAGAAACAAGAAAAAATAGTCATCTATTTCCTGCCCCTTCTCGCTGGAGGGGCACATTTACGTCATAAACTCCCACCTAAATTCAACCTCCATTACTTGATTAACCTCTAAAAAACTAAATAAAACATAACCAAATTCAAGCTAAGAAAACCAAAAAAAAACCGGCACAACACAAAATACAACCAAAGTTGTTGACACAAAAACAACTAAAGTGTTTAATTGTTTTCATCAACAGCGAACAGGCAGGACGCCCACGAAGTAGCCGCCCGAGGCGAATGAAGATCGGGATGATTCGCTTAGTAGGGTTAACAGTGTGGAGTAATCAGAATGGAATTAGATAAGAAATCAGTATGTGAAGTGTTTCAGGTTCCATCTGAAGCGCTGAAAAACATCAAAGCTGGCCCGAAGTGGGAGCCGAAAATCATCGCGGGTAATTTGAACAATGATGAATTACTTCTGTGGATGCAAAACAAGATAACCGCATCGCGTCATTTGCGGGATTCGCTGGCAGAGCGCGAATCACTACAACAAGCACTGGTTGAGATAAATGCCAGGATCACAGCGCTTACCAATTCTGCTGCGTTGGAAGTTTGCCAAGCAGTTCAGGATTCACCAGTCAATTCAATGTCGAAAGAGGCAAAGCTAAAGACGCCAACACCAGCAGAAATAGGCGTTGCCGCTAGTAACATTGCTGTAGCTGCCGCTCAAACACTGAGGGAGTTAAATATTACACCTACGTCTGAGGTAATAATCAAAACCCTCTCAGCGTCCGCAGAATTAGTCGATGTTAGTCAGCGCTCTTACTTCTGTCGGGATAGTTGACCGGCTTAGATAGCTTTTCATCTAGCCTGGCCTCTACAAAATCATAGTATTCATTAAATCTAATAAGGTAAGCCTTAGATTCGGGGTGTGAGTTTGGCGAATAAGGCTGCATGAGATGGCATGCTTGAGTTAATAAAAATTTAACCTTTTCTTCCTGTGTCATAACGGTAATCCCTTCTTGGTTGTGTGAGAACTCCCAAGATACCACCGCCGCCTGAGGTGGAGAAGTAACCAGGCACA